AACTCTTGCACTCTGAGTGGATCCTGCACCAGTTCCAGATTGGAAGAGTAATCTTTCATTAAATATGTAAGTTCCTAGCCCAATCGTTGTCGCAGCACCGATTGTAATTGTTGGAGCTGTTGTGTATCCACTACCCGCATTACTGATATAAATCGCACTAATTGTCCCGCCTACACTAAGAATGGCTTCACCTGTCGCAGTGGTTCCTGAGGGTGGCGCAGAGAAGGTAACTGATGGTGTGGTGGTGTATCCAGATCCACCGCTAGTGATTGTCACAATACCGATTGAACCTAGTGTCGTGATACCTGCAGTTGCGATTCCAGTTCCAGACATTGTAACAGTTGGGATTCCCAAGTATCCTCTACCAGGGTTAATTAACAACAGACGATTAATTGATAATCCCGTCGCAACTCCAGATCTGGATGTCATAATGGCGACTGCAGTTGCACTTATATCTGGAGATGTGCTGATAGACACCGTTGGTGCAGACAGATACCCATAACCATCATTTTGTAAGAACAGTCTCTGAACAGCATTATTGACAACACCAGTGTTCGCAAGAGCTGTGCTTCCAATACCAGACATTACAATTCTGGTGATATAACCATCGGTCTGAATGATTGAATCAACTTCATCCACACCAGTGTCAATAACTTCATCTTCATATTCAAATTGTTCACAAGTCAATTCATAGACATAAAGTTTTTGTAATTGATAAAAAGGTTTTTCATGTTCTACAAATTTAATTTCAAGCAGCTTTTCACCCAAAGGAAAATAAATTAGATCTCCCTCTTTTGGTCTTGCAGTTAGAACATAATCTGTAGATGAAGACTCTAAAAACGGTGTAATATAACTTTCAAATCTTTCTTTTGAAATAACAAGATTAAATTCTTCTGTTGCACGAATACCAAACTTTGTAAGAACCTCTCTCTGACCCGCTGGCCCTTCAAAGTTTGAAAGATAAACCTCTAACGGAAATGTTTGATCATAAACTGAACGAATGACCTCTTTAATAACACTTTTTGTCGCTAGAAGTTTTCTAGGAATATAGTAACACTCCACTCCATACATACGGAGTTGTTCATTGATTAAATCCTGGACAAGGTTTTGTTCACCTTGAGATCCTTGTAAAAAAAATGGATTTAACATTATCCTATCATATCAAGAGGAGGCATTTCATAGGTGGATGCCATCTTAGCCTCTATTTCCGATAACTCCCTTATACCGTCTTCATAAATTTGTCTTCCATTTAATTGAACACCACCTGGAAGTTGAACACCCTGAAACTTAATCAAATTCATACCCCACTGTTTTTTACAAAGGGCGGTGAAATATTTTTTTAAAAATGGATCATTATAAACTCTGGTGAAGTCATTCGGATCTAAGATCCTAAAACAATCAATAACAAAGTGATCATCTACTGTAATCTGTGACCAATCCACATCAATAAACAACTTATCTTGTCGAGTGTTAAAACGATATCTAACTTCTGGGTTTAATAGAAAGGAAATATCTTCAAGATAGGTTTGAACCATTGAATATTGAAGAAGATCAACAGAACTGAACTGATATAAGTCATTTAAAAATAGTTGATAACGAATATTGAACAAACCATCATATACAGTATCTGATCTAATTTTAAAAATATTGTTGATGCCAATAACAGATGGTGGAATTTGAATATAGTTACTGTTCTCTTCAAGTGAAAATGTTACAGAAGATCCGTCGATTGTTGCCGTTGCTGTTGTGGTGCCAATACCCGCAACAGAATTACCACCTCTCGATCTGCCTCTATCAATATCAGCCTGTGTAATTTTATATTTTAAATATAATCTTGCGATACCATCATAGTGTCTCTCTTGGAAGACTTGAACAGCGTCATCCAATAGATCTTCAAATTGCTCATCCGCAACGTTGATTTCCAAAACAGGATACCCAAGTTGTCTCTTGGCATAATCAATTAAACCGCTTCTGGAACTTGGTTGAGCCATTCATCTAACCTTTATTAAGTATTTAGTTTCTGCACTATGGTGGATAACATGTCTTTGATGTCACCAATATCATTTTTTACATTATCAAGTTCTTGTTTCATTTGATCAAACTCACTTTCTTTAACCTCCATTGCTTTTTTTCTCGCCATATATGCTTGATATTCTACTTTGTTTTTATTAATAATTGCAGAGGAATTTTGATCTCGATAGAGACCAGACATTCCTTCGACTGGAATTAAATTTTCCATTATGCAAACGCGATTGCTCTAAGTTCTTTAATAAATGGTGGTTCAGCTTGACTTGTGCCGACCATATCAACCTTGATCTGAAACTTAGTAAATGGTGGAAGAACGCGAGAGTTAAATGAATATTCTCTAAATTCAAGACCCAAACTTGGAGTTACTAATTGATCTGGAAGGCCATTATTATTTGATAGGTTAATTATCCGACCATTTTGATCAATATTGGTGTATCCAGGGAACAATTCAAAGTTTTGATCAAAACTATTTTCCGCTGAGCCCTCAGAAATAATTTTAAAGAATGCACGAATATCAGCAGTTGATCTTCTATATGCAGAAAACTCAAGTAAAATTTGAGTGGCAGGGCTGGCAAGAACAACCATCTTAGAAACATATGTTGAAGCACAAGGATCTTGCCCAGTAATATTAACTGCTCTATTAGTTGCAAAGTTTGTGACAGGGTTATTAATTCTATTAGTGGTAAGAATAGCACTCACACGATCAAGATCGATCACTGGTGAAACATCTGGGTTATCGCTGAGTAATCCAACTTCAAAAGTCATGGATTTATTACCAGGTAAAGTTGAGAGGCTATTGTTCTCATTTACTTTAGATGCAATCATTCTTGGGTCAATAAAGTGATTTTGACCAGCAATGTCAACATTTTGGAATCCTTTATCTACAAATGACTCTTCAGATCCACTCACACTAGTTGCACTAATTGTTCTTACACGTCCAAACACAGATGTGCCTGGTGGAGTCATTGTTTGAACATTAGGCGTCATGGTTTCGAACTGAACATTTTGAGTTGATTTAATGTTCTTTCCACCAGCTCTTTTTGTGACATTGAAGAAACGATCTGGTAAAGTGCCGCCACTTCTATCTGTGCCGTTAGTATCCATATCCAACTTAATATGATAATAATCAAGATCTTTTTCATTTGGAACAGTTACATCTGGACTGTTCATATCATGAGTTTTATTAATTCTTCTTAATGAAATACCACCAAATTCATACTTACGAATCTCTGTACCAGCTGAATAAGTAAACGCTCTTGTGTTATCAATACCTCTAGTTGTAATGCCTGTGATTGAACCACTGGCTGTCCCAGTATATGCAATAATCTCATCGCCAATTTTTAAATATCCGAAGTTAGTTGTTCCAACACCAACTCCCTCAAAGGTATCAAAGTTAGAGGAGGAAACAACAGAAATATTAGCGGTTGATTCACTTGTATAATCTGTGGTTAAAGTTGTGATGGGAACATCAGATTCCACTCCAGATATTGTCACGAGATTATTAAAAGCGTGCATTCCATGAGAACGATGATTGACCTTAAAGTGTAAACCATCATTTGTTGAATCAACATCAAACGTGCTGATAGTGCAACCATTCCCAATTACAACAACATTAGAACCATTATTAAAAGTAATTGTCCCCACACCAGTTATAAATGAACCTTGAATTTGATCAATAATAATTGTATTTGTGGAGGTTATAACACCAACGGCGAGAACAGCACTACTACCATTTCCAAGTCCAAGTGTTCCTACACCCACAGTGTCACCAACTGCAAAGTTTTTACCACCATTAGTTACGGTTACTGCAGATATTTGACCATTATTAACAGTCACATTACCAACCATTCCAGAACCAGATCCAGTTAAAGCTGGTAACGTGATATTTGAGTATACAAGACTTCCACTAGACGGAGTGTAACCAACACCAGCGTTAATGATAGTAAACGTTTGAGCTCCAACACTTGCAATACCTGCGGTGTTTAACAGTTTTGCAGAAGCGTTCAAGTTTCCACTCTGAGTGATTGTTACTCCAGGAATAAACCCAGTGGGTGAACCAAAGGTTGTCCCAAAACCAACTACAGCTTTTTTAGATAAAATTTCAATGGCATTTTCTTCCAGAGTAATAATCTGATTATTACCCTCTGTTAAATCTGGGTTAAAAAATCTTGCGACTCCAGGAGTTGTGTTAAACTGAGCTTTATACAGAGTGAATTTAAGATCTTCATATTGACTCGGATCCCAAGTTGTGCCGTTTTGTGATTTAAATAGAGATCCAAGGTATGGTTGTTGACTGATCAACACTTGTTGATCTTGCGGAAGATTCGCAGTTGAAATATCAACTTCACCCATTCTAGAAATCCAAGCATTATAATTTTCCGATGGGGTTACTAAAACAATT